CATTACTGCCTCCTCTGAAAGATGCCCGTCAGGACCAAGTAGCTTTTTGCTGACCTCTAAGACTCTCTTATCGTAGGTAACGTCATCATAGAAATTTTCCAAACCATTTCCCTCCTATCTGCCGTAAAACCCAATCATCAAGGCACCAACTATGCCAAATGCCACGACTCCCCAGGAGAACTTGTCACTTTGCTCACACTGACAAACTAACCACTTCACACGATTACCTCCTTCCATGTGCTACCTGCCTGATAGGATCGCTTAGCGGGCGGCCCCTGCGAGGGATATCAACAGTGTTACGGTGTTTTGGTTTACCGCTTTGGGCATCTACCCAATCTTCTAGTGCTTGCCGCTTGCATTTCCATTGACCGCCAATCTTCTTAGCCGGGAATGTTGAATCCGTCTCCGTAAACAAAGTTACGGTGTCGCGGCTAACTCCAAGGTATTGACAAATTTCATTCATTTTCAGTAGCGGCTCCAATTGCTTAGCCTCCTTCCTATATCAATGCTTCGTTTTTAAAGCCTAGGTAATAAGACTGCACGCGGTTTTTGTTGAAGCGATCTGTTATAGCCCATGTGAGCTTCCTACAACCTCTGTGGTCTACCCCTACTCGGATTAAACCCGTATTGACAAAAGCATCCATCGCTTGCCGACGGGTAAAAGTAGCACCGGAAAGTATAAAATCTAAAACATCGCTTCGAAGGTATGTGAACTCGGATGAATGTACTCCGTAACGCGGCTCAAAGGTGCGCTTGTTCTTTACGATAAAAGCTTTTACCAGCTCCAGAGCTTTATCACCTATAAGGTCTTTACTTTTTTGCAGTTTTGGTACGGCTGGTTTTACTACAGTTGCTTGAACCTGGGGAACTGGTGTCCAGGGTGCTAAGGGAACCAGCGGCGCTCTTTTTAGATCCTCTCCTGTTAGCATCTTCCACAGATACTGAAAAGCCATGTCTCTTGTTTCGGGGTATAGGCTTTGATAGCTGGTGTTAAATAGGCTAACTGCTTTGTCTAGGTTGGTGACGGGAGCGGCCACAGCAGATTCACCTTGAGCTTCAAAACGGGCGTTTAGCTTTTGAAACAAATCGGTAGGCGGAACTTCCTCTCCTTTTTCACGAAATTTATTTTGGATTTGTATTTCCTGCCGCAGCTCCTTAATAACTCTCCGAACCCAGAAACGGAACTCTTGTGCTTTAGGCGCATCAGATTTTAAAGCTACTTCGTAAATACCGTCCTCTGTGAAAAGTATTAGATCCCTTACTACTTGGCGGTTTCCTTCAACGAGTGACAATCTGTCATTAGTTGAAAACTCAGGTTGTTTCAGGTATTCATTTCGGGATATTATTTTTGTAACACCGTTTCTATTGGTATAACCTAATGCCTTAGCCAGTTGGCCAATAGTCATAAACACTTCACTTTGTTTATTCTGATAAAGATCACATTTTGTGTCTCCGAACATTTCCGTTTTTACCAGTGCTAAATTATTCACTATCCATTCTCCTTTCATAATTATTCAGGGGTTGGGGGATGCTACCCACAGGTCCCTAACTTGCCTCTTCGACTTCACCTAGAAGGTAAGAAGTAGTCGTGTCAAGGGCTGTAGCTATCTGGGACAAAGTGTCGCCTCTTGGCATGCGTTGGGCTTGTTCGATATCACTTATTGCTGACTGCCCCACCTGTGCTTCCTGAGCTAGTTTAATCTGAGTCCAATTCTTTTCTTCGCGTAGGGCTTTGACTCTGACTGCTATGGTTTCTAATAAGGTCATCTGGTATCACCACCTTTTTAAACTTATAGATCAATTTGTTATCTGTTATTGGATTGCTTAAATATATATTATCTATACTCATATTATTTGTCAATACATAATTAGATATTTTTTTATCTGCGTTTTATTTTATAATCTGTTTATAGATAAATGGAGGTTTTTAGATGCACATAGGTTCCTTAATTAAAAGGCATCGTGAAAAACAAGGGCTAAGCATGAATGAGCTTGCTCGCAGGGCCGATGTAGGACAATCCGGATTAAGCGACATTGAGGCATGCGGAAAAAGACAACCTACTTTCGACTGGCTCGAAAGAGTTGTTAAGGCCCTAAATTTAACATGGGCAGATTTCTTCTCTGAAGAAGAGCCTGATCTTCCTGTGCACATTAGGGAATTAATATCTAACGCGCAGAAATTATCCCCCGCCAAAGTAGAAATACTTAATCAATTCATTAAAGCTATAACCGAACCAAACGCAGTCAAGGAAGATCCGGAATTACATCTGGTAGCTGAGATATCAAACAAATATGAACCAATTGCAGCTCATAATCTTGACGATCCTACGCAGGATCTTTCTCTTGAAGCACTAGATGAAGTTGAGGAACTTAAACGAAAAAGGCTTGAAAAATTCAATAAATAAATTAACCTGCGTTAAGCAGGTTTCTTACTTTATGTGGGTTTCGACAAAGTTCTACTATATAAATTTATTTTACAGTAGCCACGAAGCGCCTTTTAAAATGTAACTGCTGGTTACATCTGAGCTTAAAACTGTAACCAGCAGAATTTTTAGTTTGTAATTAATATTTTTTAGTTACGAGATAGTTACACTCTGGTTACGCCCTCTAACCCCCTATTTATTTATATTTGTAACTTGTAACTAATAATATAATAATATATAAAGTAATAAATAATAGGGGAATTAGGGACTAAGGGTATCTGCCTAATATCTCTAATCTGCCTATTTACATATACTATATAAAAATGCGTTTTTTAAGTTACCTGGTTACAGTCTCAAAATTAGAAATTTTAAAAGATTGAGCACTGAAGAAGATTAAAGCAGGAAAAGTTAGTCGCTGGAACATTTTTACCCCAATAAAAAACCGATTAGATTTCAAAAAATACATGTTATTATTGAGTCATGAAAAATATGAAATGAGCCGGGTCTTAATGATCCGGCTTTTTGCATTGGAGGGCGTATGCGAGCGACTTTATGGCAGGGATGTACAGTTAAGTCTAATAAAAAGATCGAGACGCAGAAGCCCGACGCACGGATAGCCGTGTATTTTTGGAGGAAGAAACAGTAAAGAAGGTGAGTATCGTGGCACTACCAGGTAAACAGCAAAGATTTGTAGATGAATATATTATTGATCTAAACGGAAGTGCTGCGTATTTACGCGCTGGATATAAATCTAAAAACCCTGACGTCGACTGTCAGAAGCTCCTAGTAAAATCTAGTATTCAGGAAGCAATTCAATTGGCAATAAAGAAACGCTCTGAACGTACCGAGATTACAGCTGACAAAGTTCTTCAGCGTTGGTGGGATATAGCCACGGCAAATCCAAATGATATCATCCACTTGCGACGCGTTTGTTGCCGGCAATGCTTCGGGATAGATCATCAATTTCAATGGGTGGATGAAGCCGAGTATCAGCGAGCAGTGCAATCAGCGATTAATACGGCAGAAGAAATGGGAAAGCATCTGCTTATTCCCTCTGATGCAGGCGGATATGGTTTTAACCGATTATTACGTCCACACCCAAAATGCCCAAATTGTAGCGGCGAGGGTATAGCAGAGACCCACATCGAGGACACCAGGCATCTAAGCCCAAAGGCCAAACTGTTATATGCCGGAATCAAGCAGACTCAGGCAGGTATTGAGATAAAATTTAAAGATCAGGACAAAGCTCTTGAGAATGTAGCTAAGCATCTAGGTATGTTCATCGACAAAAAAGAGATCACGGGTCCTAATGGCGGACCTATAGAAATAGAATCACCTGAACAAAGGCAGAAGAGAATCGAGGCTCTGCTAAAGAAGCGAGACGGTTAAGTATGGCACTAACAGAACTAGAAGAAAGGGAACTGCAGTTTCTCTTAGAGGACGAAGCGCGCGACAAATGCAAAGCTTCCTGCCTTTACTTTATCACAGAGCATGTACGAATAGAGGACCGGGATGAAGCGGTACCAGATTTAGAAACAGAAGAGGATATAGAACCAACTGAATACATCGAGAAAGAGGACGGCATAGCCGTTCCTTTTACGTTATGGGATGGGCAAAAGTCTGTACTACAGTCATTTCTCATTGACCGTTTATTGATCATTCTTAAGGCCAGGCAGCTAGGATTAACCTGGTTGGCTTTAGCCTATGCAGTTTGGCGGCTGGTATTCTTCCCTGGTTACCAGGTTGTTGCCTTATCAAAAAAGGAGATACCAGATGCCAAGGAGCTGATCCGGCGTGTCAAGTTTATACTGAGCCATTTACCGGACTATATACTGCAAGAAAAGAAATCGGCAAAGCCTGGATGGACTGGTCCAGTGTGGGAATCAGCAGCCTTATCAATCACAATTACACATGCAGGCAAAGAACCATCCACTCTAATCAGTATGGCGGCCACAGAAGATGCAGGACGTTCGTTTACTGCTAATCTAGTTATCCTCGACGAATGGGCTTTTCAGCAATATGCAAAAGAGATTTACACATCGGCCTACCCTACGATCAATAGGCCTAAAGGCGGTCAGGTTATAGGCTTAAGCACAGCAAAACGCCTCACCTTCTATGAAGAAATGTGGAAGCTGGCAGTCGCAGGCAAGAACAAATTCAAAGCGATATTCCTTCCTTGGTGGACTGATCCGCGCAGAACCAAAGAATGGTACGAGGACACCAAGAAGGATTTACCCCATTCATACTTACAGGAGTATCCGGCCAACGCAGAAGAGGCCTTTAGCGCAGGTGAGAACACAGCCTTTCCAGAGTTCAGCACTGATATACATGTGTGCGACGACTTCACTCCTCCCAAGCATTGGAGACGTTGGAGAAGCGTTGATAATGGTTATGATGATCCATTCGCCTGGTACTGGCTTACCATCTCAGAGACTGGCCAGTTATTCATATACAGGGAGTTTACCAGAGATCCGGGAGATCCTAAGTTGCTTTACAGTGACCAGGCCAAGGCAGTTAAAGAACTGTCAACGTATGCGGAGGTGGTCAACGGTGCTGAAACACTGGCGTTAGAACCTATAGACTTTACAGCTGCTGGATTAGATGCTTGGAACACACACCATCGGGACGTAAGCGGCAAGACCTTAGTTGATTACTACATGGACGGTGGGATAGGTGGATTCGTTAAAGCCATCACTGATAGACGGTTGCGTAAATTGGTATGGCATGAGTATTTAAAGCCTTACCAGGATGGAGTGACGGGCAAGATGACAGCTAAGGTACAGATATGTAAGTCCTGTAAGAAGCTGATCGAGACACTTCCGCAGCTGCCTAAAGATGAAAAGGATGTGGAGAAAGTTGCTGACTGTGCCATAGATCATTTTTTCGATGGTGCCGGCTATGGCCTGGTAGCTTATCATGCTGGACAGAGCAAGCCGGTAGAGGAAGTTCTTACAGGCGATGCCAAGAAGATCCACGACCACATTGAGAAGCTAAGCAAACCAAAGAAGGCCAAGAGGTATGGATAGGAGGAGAGAGTTTTGACGCAAACCATGTTTATATTTGCCCTGGTGCTTATAGCCCTTATAGGCACGTGTGCTACAGGTGTAGTTGTTTATCTATTTGTTAAATTCCAGGCTAACTGGCAATCCGAGCGTAAAGACCTACTCGATAGGCTGATGGCCAGAGACCTTCCGGAAGTAAAGCAGGCCCAGGCTATAGAGAATAGGATTGATAGCCTTAAGCCTACCAGTAAGCGGCAGAACGATATGAGAGTGATGGAGATGGCCAAGAAGGCGGAGAGGGAATAAATTCAATGGTCGAGGTCTGGCTCGATACAAATATATCGCACTATATGTATGGGTCGAGCAGGGCCCCTGGGTAAATCCGTGCTAAATGCTAGGGCGGGGAAGCTGGCACGATAATTAAGGAGGAGAGCAGATGCCAAAGTTCAGAAAGATACAACCAGTTATAGAAGCCGAGCAGTACGCTCCAGGTATGGAAGATTGCTGGCTTTTTAATGGAGTACCATATTCACCTGACCAGATGGAAAAGACAAGGCATGAGTTACAGGGTTTTGCCCCTGCAATACGGACGAATAAAGGGCCTATAGCCATATTTCAGGGTGACTGGATAATTACCGAAGAGAATGGAAACAGACGCCCGATTAGGCCTGAGATATTTGCAGAGACTTACGAGGCAGCAGAGGAAGATGATCTGGGTGATAAATCTCCGGTAGTTAAGAAAGCATCCCCGAGGAAGCCGCCAAGCCCAAAGCCACCAAAACCAACGACAAAGAAAGCCGATTAAGCCCTACATAAAGTGGGGTTTTACTATTTTCTGAAAGGTGGTGACAGCCGCCAATGCTAATGAAGGATATTCAAGATGACCAGGACCTAATTACATACGGTGAAGCGTTCTTTGCGGCCAGTGCTAAGGCTAAGCGCCAAAAAGAGCGTCAATGGATGCTGAATCTAGCCTTTTTAGCTGGCGATCAGCTTGTAAAGATCAATACGCATACCGGAGAGCTAAATCGGGTGCCAATAGAGCATGATCCGGAGTGGGTAGTTCGTATTGTTGACAACCGAATACTCCCTGTTTACCGCACGATCATGGCCAAGTTGACCAAAAACAAGCCGATACCCGATGCGCAGGCTCATTCTAGGGAAGAGAACGATATTCAGGCAGCAAGAGCAGCTATAAAGTTAGAGGCTTACCACTGGCAAATGCTTGACCTGGACACTCTTCACCCGGAATTAGTAGGTTGGCTGGTTGCTTGCGGTAAATGTTATTACAAACAGTTCTGGAACCCTAAAAAGGGCGAGAGATTAGTGGATGATGACCCGCGCATGCTGGAAATGATGAACGCTGAGAAGGGTTTAACTCCTGATGGCAAGCCGCAGAATGATAAAGGCGTCCCTTTAGACAAAATTGATGTTTCTACCGGTGACACTGATCTGGTTTTACGTACTGTATTCAACATCTATCCGCAGCCTGGCAAGAAACGCCTTAAGGACATGACCATAATAGGTGATGCTGAAATCATGGATGCAGAAGAGGTCTGGGAACTCTATGAGGTTGAGGTCCAGAGCGAGAAAGAAACAAAGTTAACTGGCCTAAATGCCAGTTTAAGCGGTGCTATCGGTGAATCAACTCGCAAAACCGAGAAGGAAATTGCTAATCCAATTACGGTTAAAGAGTTATACATTCTTCCTTGCCGCAGATTTCCTAAAGGGATTAAGTATCGCTGGGCAGGTCAACAGTTGTTAGGTAAACCCGAGGATTGCCCTAAAATTCGCATTGTTGATTTTAACCTGATCAGTATTCCTGGGCAGTTCTATCCTAAAGGCATTATTGATGATCTTATCCCCTTACAGCGTAGATGGAACCAGTTGCTGAGCAAAATTGAAATGCACAACGACCTATACAATGACCCTCCCTCTGTTTATGATAGTTCTCGAATAGATATCGATGACTATACTACTGAGCCGGGTATTTTTATTGAAAGTCTGGTACCTGGTGCCGATGTTCGCGGGGCCATATCTCCGATACAGGCTCCACAACTCGACGCAGCTATATTTAGAGAGTTAGAGATTCTCGACGCACAGTTTGAAATCGTACCAGTAATAAACAAAGTATCCTTCGGCAAGGACACGGCCAATGCTACCAGTGGTAAAGCTATCAACTTCTTGCAAGAGAAGGACGATGATATTATCCGACCATTAATTACTAATATTGAATCAGGCTATGCTAAGGTATTTCAGAATGATTTTGAGGAATGCCAGGATAACTATGGTGAAGATCGCGGCTTTGCTATTGTCGGAGAGGATAACAAGGTTGAATGGGTGGACTTCCAGAAGGCCGACTTACAAGCCAATCTAACCTTGACAGTTGAAGCCGGTTCTTCTATGCCAAGAAGTAAGGCTGCCCAGCAAAGCATGGTAATGGATATGCTTAACGCTGGATTTTTCACTGATCCACGCACAGGCAGACCAGATTTTGCTAAAGCTCTAAAATACCTGGAGTTTGGTAGTGTGGATGATATTTACCAAGATAATGCCCTGGATGCTAACCAGGCTCAACGAGAGAATGAGAAATTAAAGAATGGCGACATGCCTATGGTAGAGGAATGGCATAACCACGAGTCTCATTACTACGAGCATAATCGCATGAGAAAGACCACCGATTATGAAATGTTGGATGATAACGTTAAAAGGCTAATCGATGCACATTGTATGATGCACCAGGAAGCCATGAAGCCGAAGCAAGTTGCTCAGCCTGCTGTAGTTGCTGGAGATAATCAGCAAGCATCTGTACAGGTTCCACAGCAGCAACAACCACAAGCAGTGCCACAAGGTCAGCAAATGCCAAATGAACAGGAAGTAGCTGACTTTATGCAGTTCTTGAAACAGACGAGACCTGACATAGTTAAACAATTATTAGCGATGCCTCCTGAACAGCGAACCCAAGAGGTATTAAAGATGATGCAAGAAATAGCGGCTGCTCAACAAAGCCAAGGGCAAGTACAGCAACCAGATCAAGCCCAGCAGCAAGTTCCACCTAATCAAAATGTTCCCCCTGGGCCGGTACAATAACTCTCCTTGTTGTATCGGTCTTGCCTTCGGGCAAATAGATAGTGAATACAGTTAAATAACGTGGCTCATGCGACTAACCCACAACCGGGAGTCGCTTTTTTATTCCCTAAAAACAAATAGCACCAAGCCGTATAGGCAGTGCATAAGGAGGATCTCAATATGCCGGATGAAGTCAATGTAAATGTCGAGGCCCCAGTTGAAAATACCCCAGCGCCAGTAGTGGAAACTTCCACAACGCCAGGTACCGCCGCCGATTCTAGTATGACCAGGGAAGAGTTCAAATCCTCGTCCTCATTCTTAAAGCAATTTCAGGCAAGTCAAGAAGTTGGAACAGACAAGAAACCCGCTGAGCAAACAGCACATAAGGAGAGTGCCGTAGCGGACACTTCTAGTCAACCTAGCGACAAGACACCTGTAACAGAAGAAGAGGCGCCTAAGGGAGAAGTCACCCTCGCAACAGTCAAGTTGCCCGATGGACGGGAATTGACTGTTGAGCAAATCAGCGAGTTAGAAAAAGGCTCGATGATGCAGAAGGACTACACCCAAAAGACTCAATCCCTGGCAGAAGAAAAGCGATTGCTTCAACAGGAAAGGGAAGCATTAAGCACTAACAAGGAGCAAACCGATAAGGCACTCCAATTATACACAGCGTTTGAACGTGACCCAATCGGGGTGATTCAACAGCTCACGGATTATTACGAAAAGCAAGGCATTTACGAGCCCAAGACCCCTGATCAACTGGCATTAGAGGACCAAAAAAGGGAACTTGCACTCAAAGAACAGGCCATTAACCAAAAAGGCCAGACGCTTGAGCAGCAAGAGCAGACCTCGAAGTTCAATCAATACATGGATGGACTAGCAACTAAGTACCAAAAAGACGGGTTCGACAAGCAAAAAGTAGCTGACTACATGCAGAAAAACAATGTTTATGATGCTGAAGCTGCTTGGAAAGCCATGAACCATGATCCAAAGGTTGAATCTCTCCAGAAACAGATTAACGAACTTAATGAAAAATTGAAGTCGGCCAAGTCCGATAGCGTGAACGAATACGTAAAGACCAAGATCGATAAGAGTGGCACTCCCCCACCTCTAGGAGTTAGTGGCTCGGGCGGAGCTCCACCGGTGCAAATTAATAAACCTACGACGCTCAGGGACGCAAAGTTATCCGCTTTAGCGCGTATGGGTGCTTCGTAAAAACGAAAGGAACGTGATCTTAAATGGCAGGAACTAGCTTAAGCATATTAGATAAAATCTTGAAAGAGGATTATCTTGCCCCTATCCAGACCCAATTCAACAACTCCAGTATTCTGATGCAAAGACTGACCAAAAACGAGGAAGATGTTGGCGGTAAGAAAGCTATCGTCCCTCTGCACACTGGCCGCAACTCTGGTGTAGGTGCAAGAGCTGAAAACGGTACCCTTCCCACGGCTGGATACCAACAGTACGACCAGGCAGTTTATAACTGCGCATACAACTATGCTAGAATCCAGATCCCTGGTCCCGCAATTAAAGCTAGTCGCACAGACAAATACGCATTTGTAAGGGCTATTGACTCCGAGATTGAAGGAGCCGCCAAGGACATTAAGGAAGAGGTTAACGTCCAGCTCCAGGGTGATGGAACTGGGGTAATAGGCCAGGTTAATGGCGACCCTGGTACCGGTACAACCCTGACAATGGATAATCCCAGCGCATTGTACATCCAAAAGGGTATGCTGCTTGACGTTGTTGACCCTGCAAGTGTTACGGCTGGTGATGGCAGAACGTCTTGTACCGGGTTAACTGTATCAGCCAGGGCAACTGCACTTACGGCTACAATGTCTGCCGCTCTTGATGCTTCCATAGCCGATAATGATCTTATTGTTCGTGCCGGCAACTATCGTTTAGCTATGATGGGATTAAGAGGTATAGTCAATAACCAAAATGCGGGCTATGGATTAGTTACCACGGCTATGAGTGTTGGCGGTATCAGTCGCGCCGTTGCTGGTAATGAGTTCTGGAAAGCCGGATATCTAGATAATAGTGGCACTGCTCGCAAGTTAACCTTAGACCTGATGCAACAAGGCTTTGATACTGCTGAGGGCGAGGGTGGAGAAATCTCCCTGGTTATGACCGACTACACCCAAAGACGTAAATACCTGGCACTCGTTAAGGCTGATGGCCGGTTTGTAAACAGCCTGAAGCTCGACGGAGGGTTTACCGCCCTTGAATACAACGAGAAGCCTCTGGTTGTTGACCGTCACTGTTATCCTGGCCGGATACTCTTCTTAGACGAGAGCTCTTTAGCCATCTATCGCATGTCTGACATTGAGTGGATGGAAGAGGATGGAGCCGTTCTCTCCCGCGTAAGTGGTAAAGATGCTTATGAGGCTATCCTGTACTACTATGCAACCCTGGGATGCAAAGCTCCTAGTCATAACTGTGCATTGGTTGACCTGACTACATCCTAGTTTAACCGGGGAGGTTGATCCCTCTCCCTGTAATTAATAATGGAGGTGAAATAATGATTACTCCTAGAAACATGTCTGCGTCGGCCAAGACACAGACAATGACATATCAAGTTCCCGATTTAGCAGCGGATGCAGATTTCGCCGATCTCCCTCTATGGAAACTTCCTTATGATACAGAGATAGTCGGTGTAATACTGTTGAGCGAAGGAACTGCATCGGGTATCGATGCAAGCAATACTTGTATAGTAGCATTGAAGGTTAACTCAACCACCATAGCACTCCAGACCTACGATAATACAACTACTTTCCCAGCTAAAAGCGCGGGGGCAGCAATCCCACTTGCAGCCGCCAATGTTAGAAGGGCAGCCGGAGATATTATTACTCTGTCGGTAACAAATGGATCTACTGCTAACCCACCAATTTTCAGCGTTCAAATTGATTTTATCCCAGTTGAACAAGTCTAAAGGAGGGTGCCTTCTGATGGTTAAAGAATATATCCCTGGAGATATGTTCGATATTGCAGGCCGGGTTCGAGAAATCGACCCGGCTCTTGTTTTGTCGTTCGATCCGGCTAAAGAAAAATACTATCTGCATCGAAACGATTTCCTAGTAAGGACCATCAACCTGGGCGAACTAGACGATAGGGTCCTCATTCAGTTGTACGAAAATGATTTACAGAGAATCAGGTTAGAAGATTACATTCTTAAACTAGAGCGCTCAGAAGAGGCGGCTGAAAGAAGCCGAGCCAAAGAGATACGGAATAAGCTAGAAGATGTTGCCCTGGATAAATACGACCGCATAGTGGGGATACCTCACTTCTCCTGCGGCCATTGGGAGGGATAGAAATATGATACCGGAAACTTCATGGTATGCAACGGATAGGCAGAATAACGCTGCGGCAACTGCTACCAAAACGGCAGATTCCCGTCAGGTACAAGTTATAACAGGTATTTATGCGGCCTATAGCGAGGCCAAAACTGCTACATTGGCCATCAAGGAAGGTGCCACGACCAAGATTGCCATGGATGTTGTGAACTCCTTAACCCTTGTTGACCTGGAACTGGAATTTACTCCCGGGGCTGCGGTATCAGCAGTATTAGATGCAAGTGGTACCGCGGGTGTATACGGGTCTGTACTGTTAAATGGGTATACCCGGTAGTATTACCAACGGAATTTGATTAGGTAGGTGGTTTATATGTCTAAAACTGCATTACAATTGCTCACAGCGGCGCAAACATTGACTGAAGATGACAACATAACAAGTGCCAATGGTTTGATCTGGACAAACGAATTCTTGACTGAAAAACTAGGCGTTGATGCCATGATTAAATTAACTCGGGATTACCCCAATTCGGTTGCCCATGAATCGTATGATCTGCCTACCGATTTTGACAGGACACATAAGGTCGATGAGTATTCGACTTCTGCCATGACCAGTACAGTTGACCGCCTTGATGATCGCTATTTTGACTATGAGATAGACGAGGAGTACATCATATTCTACACCGATGGTAACTACAAATTACATTACTTTGTATTACCCACCGAAATTACCACAATTAACGATGCAGTCAACATTGATCCGGTCTTTTACTCCCCATGCAAATTATACTTGGGTTATCGACAACTAACCTTTGGGGATGAAGATAACGCAGCGCCCAATACGCTTGGGCAACTAAGGTTGCAGGAATTTTACGCCGCACTCAACAAAAGCATCGCAGAAAGAAAGAAGAAGTTTAAGTTGAAGCATAAAATAAGACGGGTTTAGGCGGTGGTTTTCAATTGACAAAACTTATTAAGTCCTATCTTGACTTTTCCGGGGGACTCAATCAAGACGTGTCTCCAGACAATTTGGCTGACAATGAGTTGAGAGAAGCCTCTAATATTGACTTGGGTGAAAGGGGAAGTTTCTCTACTAGGAAGGGAACATCCCCTTTAAAAATTACGGGCACATGTCCATCCCAGGCAGGCATGACTAATGTAAAAATAAAATTAGATAGCACCGCTTCTACCGTTAATGATAGATATAACGGTTTTATAATCGTCGTGTCAGGTCAAACAAAAACCATAAGTGATTATGACGGAACATCTAAGGAAGCAACAGTAAGCATGGCATGGACTACCCAGCCAATAGAAAACGACAAATATGAAATCATCCGTAAATATAGCGAAGTAGTTGAGGAAGTTATACCCTGGGAAAGGAAGGACGGAACCACTACGCTGCTGGCCATCATAGGTACATCTTTATACACTATTGACAATGTTGATGGCAAGGAAACACTAATACTAACTCTCAGCGATAAGAACATTGGATACTTTATTTATCAAGACAGGTTCTATTTTACGGGGAAAGAGAACGGAGTAGACAAATACTGGGTGTATGGCGGCACATGCCAGATAGAAACTGCTACCGTAGTTGGAACAATTACTACAGCTGGCAATGCAACGGTTATTGTAACCGCCACTGGTATGACGGGATCGCCTAAAACGGTTTCAGTCGCAGTTGCCCTGAGTGATACTGCTAGTCAGGTAGCTGGGAAGATACGAACCACTCTCAAAACTGATGCGGCAGTAATAGCTAAGTTTGCTGTAAGCGGTATTGATGATACGGTAGTTCTGACAGCACTAACGGCAGTTGCTAACGATACCGCATTAAACATCAGTGTAGGCAATGGTACATGCGCTGGACTTACTACCGCGGCTACATCTATAGATACTACCGCAGGGGTGGTTCTGTTTGCCGAGGTTACTGCAAGTACAGATGCCGGCAACGATCTTGACCCCATTAAGAGATGCAGGTATTTTGTTTGGCACCCCAAGAGTTTACGCATATTCGCTGCGGGTGATGCTACAGATAAGACCTGTTTATATTACTCCGAGACCAGCGACCCAACATACTTTAAGGCCATTTCCAAGCTATACCCATCCACTGCCGATGGACCTATCAACTCGCTTTCACTGTTCGGGACTGCTATGGTCCCGATGTATTTTAATGGTGGCTGGTCATGGAAGGGTGTAGATCCTCTAACTGATGCAACATGGGAAAAGCTTTCATTAACTCAGGGGATTACCGCCGGAAGGACAACAATATTAACGCCTAACACCCTGTCTTTCGTAGGATTGGGGGGTATATATGCATTAAGCCCTTCGATATTAGATTATAACGTCGTAATGGTGACAGGCAATGAAACGATCCATAATTTATCCAACAACAAGGTTGGCAGCATAATAAAGGCCATTGTTCACCGAGATACAATGTTTGCTATGTACGACCAAAACAATAATAAGTACATATTGGCATATGGTGATGACGCCGCCAACGCTAGGAACAATAAACTATTGGTTCTTCATTGGGAATTAAAGGCCTTCGTTATTTATGATGGACTGGAAATCAACAACTTGATCCAACTCAATGACGGAACCATATTGGCTGCTTCGGGCAAATACATTCTTACTCTCGAGACGGGAGAGAATGACTGGGACATAGTTAATGACTGCTATAAGGCAATCCATTGGAAGGGCCACACCAAAGGATACTCATTGGAATCACCTTTTAACCAAAAGAAAATATCAAAGATATTATTTGCGGCCAATCAAAGGGCGTCGGGATTAAGCAAAACAGACATTGACGTCATGTGTGATTACGCTAGTGTAAACAAAGATGATATATCCCTCGACGATTCTTTTGTATGGGGTGATGTATGGGGTGAATCTTGGGGATGGGTGGACTTGATAACCAAAGAGATAAAAGTTAGTTTGCGAGGAAACAGAGTTTCCCTAGTTTTTGAAAAGAACACTATAAATGAAGCGGCTACCATCTATGGTATAGCTTTTATCTTTAAGAGAAAAAAGCCAAAGGGGGTTAAAGTCATATGAAGTATACCAGGACATTTACGGCAAACGTTGGACAAACGTCCACCGGCACAGCCGGCCCAGATCAGATCGAACTAGACCTCGACCAAATAGCAAAAAACCTAGACCCCCTCCAAGTAGGGGGAGGAATAACTTCTGAAAATTTAGATGTACCTAATATTACAGAAATAGTTAACAAAGTAACTTATAAAACTAATGACATAAAATACATCCGCCTAAATGTTGACAAAGTAATTGAGGTCTCCGCTGATAATATTACTTGGGAAGCAACTGGTTCAGGAGGACATCTTATCATTGACTCATTAGGAAATGTTAAGACACAAAGGTCAAGGTTAAAATTTCTTAATGTTACTATTACTGATGATGGGACTCAAACAATTATTACCGGAGTACAAGGTGTCCAGGGCTTACAAGGAATACAGGGGATACAAGGCATCCAAGGTGTTAAGGGAGATAATGGTGCAGATGGCAGAACATTTAGCGTGTTGGGCTTATATGCAACTTTAGGAGCATTACAAACTGCACATCCTGTGGGTTCTGCTGGGGATGCTTATGCAGTGGGAACCTCTAATAGTAATTATATCCATGTTTGGAGTGTTAGTGGTTCAGAATGGGAGGACATTGGTCAACTACAAGGACCTCAAGGACCCCAAGGGTCTCAAGGTGTGGAGGGAGTTCAAGGGCCTCAAGGTATTCAGGGTGTAGCTGGTGTAGCAGGGACATCTGCTTATACAGCGGCAGTGGCGGCGGGATATAGTGGTACAGAGAGCGCTTTTAATGCAAGTTTATCCTCAACTCCTGCGCATCTTATAAATGAGACCAATCATGTGCAATATGTAGAAGCCACAGGGAGCGCAAATACTTATATAGTAGCCCTGACTCCTGCACCTACTTCGTTAGTCGCAGGTATGGCATTTGCAATGAAAGTTAGTGCAACCAACACAGGGGCCTCAACTATTAACCCCAATACTTTAGGAGCCATAGCCATCAAGGATAGCAAGGGCAATGCTTTATCTGCTGGTAAGCTGACTATAAATAGTATTGTAACATTGAGGTATAATGGCACAAATTTTATATTACAGGGTGAAGGAGCCTCCGGTACTGCTATAGCATCCCACCTTCTCTCTGGTGATACTGCTAGTGTGGATGCTGGACAAATTACTGGAACGATGACAAATCATGGTGTAGTAACATTTACTCCTGGCACTACCGATCAACCAATAAGTGAATACTATGTAGCTGGATCTAAAGTTAGTGGTGATGCTGATTTAGTAGCGGGAAATATAAAAGGTGGAGCTGATATATTTGGTGTTAGTGGTACTTTTAATAACTTAAAAAGCGTTCAATATGTATCTATAGCAATACCCCTTAATGGTACCACCGGATCAGTAACTATATCATCTGTCACTCCGGATAATGCTGCGGTTGTATATCTAGGTCACACAATAAAAGCCACCGGAGTGGGTATGCAATCTGGTACTCTTGCTCGGGTTGGCTTGTCAGGCGCAACTAC